CTAGTATCGTATTTCCTGTTGCGGTAGGACATGTTAATCAGCAAATTTATCAAACGACTGGCGGTAGTGGCACAGGGTTTTCTATTAGAGCGACAAGTTCTGGCGGATTAATTAGTTTTGACATTATTAATGCAGGTAAAAACTACATAGTAGGTGATCAAGTCCAAACAGTTAATGGCGATAATCCTGCAACAATTGAAATTGACAGTATTAGTGCTGGTACAACTGCGACTGCAATTGCAACTTTAGACAGTAATGCTGGTGGTAGAGTAGCAACAATTACGCCAGTGATTTTTGGTACTAATTACGATTCTGCACCAGCAGTAACTATTAGTGCTGCTGATGGTACTGCTAACGATTATCGGGCAACTGGCGTAGCAGTCCTTGGTGACTCTGGTAAGATTGCATCACTGACTATTACTGATTCTGGCGGTGGTTACATTACTGCTCCTACAGTAATCGTCGATACAGTACCTAGACTTATTAAAGACTCTGCTAGCCAAATACTATCAACCGGTGTTAAGGTTTCTGGTGAGATTCTTAAGTATTCTGATTCTGATGGGTTAATTCATATTGGACGCGTAGTTGCTGACGATGGTAATTATCATGAATTTGTCCAAGACAGAGTAATTACGTTGGCAAGCGTCAACGATTCTGCACCAGTTTCAAGGAATGTTATTGCAACAAGTAATAGCGATATTCAAGCTAGTAAGACAGAACAAAACCTGGACTTTGACACTGTATCTGATGATTTCTTGGATTTCTCTGAAACCAATCCATTTGGTGATCCGGAGGATTAATAGATGAGTGATTTTGATTTTGGATTTACAGCGGTTGATGAGGACGAACTAAATGCCGTTCAAGAAAAAAATTTACAGGTGGATGCTGCTCAATCTACTGCAGAAGCGAGTCAAGAAAAGTTAGATAAACTATATAATGCAATTATGCCATTGCTATCTAATTTGAAAAAGAATCCAGAAAAGGATTATATTCTTTGGCCAAATCGCTTAGCAAAAGTTGAAGAGTTCGAAACCCATTTACAAGGGATTTATTCTGAATAATGTTTAGAGGTCATTTTTATCACGAAAAAACACGGAAGTGCGTAGCAGCCTTTGGTCGCCTTTTTAACGAAATTTACATTGTTCGTAAATCTGGCCAACTAAAGGTTCCATTGGCATATGCACCTAGAGAAAAATATCTTGAGCGCATTCGTGAAAATGCAGATCTAGATACTGATACAAAGGTTGCATTGAAACTTCCAAGAATGTCATTTGAAATTACCAGTATTTCTTATGACCTAAGTAGACAGTTACAAAAATTGAATACTATGAAAAGTGTTGCTAGTGCTGATACTAAGCGCAATACACTTTATTCTGGTGTTCCATATGTGTTGACATTCCAGTTAAATGTTTACACCAAATCTCAGGATGATGCGCTTCAAGTTGTTGAGCAAATCTTGCCTACCTTTAATCCTAACTATACTTTGACTATGAAGCCTTTGGCCGAATATCCAGACTATAAGGAAGATATTCCTATTGCTATCACTGGTGTCGGTTTCCAAGATGACTTCCAAGGTGCAGTGGCAGAAAGGCGCACGATTATTTACTCAATGGCTTTTGAGATGCGAATGACTTATCATGGCTTTATTCCAGAATCTAGTGTTATTCGTGAAGCAAATGCAAGGGTATTCCAGATCGATGCTGGTGGCAACGATTCGGATCTAAGACTAGAAACTATTCAAGTTAACCCTGACCCATTAACAACTATAGGATTAGCGGACAGTGACTTCGGATTCTCAACAACGATCTTCGACGCAGATAGCGACTACAGATAATCAGAAAGCCGACTACGATTATTCTCGCCATACATATTATGAGTTGATCGAAAAAGGTAAAGATGCACTTGAGTCAATGATTGAAGTTGCTCGAGAATCTGAGCATCCGCGTGCCTATGAAGTTCTTTCAGGAATGATCAAAAATATTTCTGATGTAAACGATCGCTTGATGGATTTGAATAAAAAACAAAAGAATTTAGAAGATGATGGTATTGGGCAAAAAGTAGAAAATCAGCAAAATAACTATTACCTTGGTTCTACCGCTGATATTCAAAAAATGTTGCAAAATACTGAAGAAGGTGTAATCGATGCAACAGTCGACGACGTATCTAGGGAATCCTAATGTAAAACGTGATGGAGTCCAAGAAGAATGGACTCAGGCAAAATTACAGGAATACAAGCGGTGTATGACCGATCCTGTATATTTTTGTGAGACCTACGTCAAAGTTATTTCGCTTGATCGTGGATTAGTTCCTTTTGAATTATATCCATATCAGCAGAAAATGTTCGGTCATTTCAATGAGAATAGATTTAATATCGTTCTGGCATGTCGCCAGTCTGGTAAATCTATTTCTGTGTGTGGTTACTTACTATGGTTTGCATTATTTCATCCGGAGAAAACAATTGCTGTATTGGCTAACAAAGGTGCTACCGCTCGAGAGATGCTTGCGCGTATCACGCTCATGCTCGAAAATATTCCATTCTTTCTTCAGCCGGGAACAAGAGCCCTTAATAAAGGGTCGCTTGAATTTGGCAATAACTCTAGAATTATTGCGTCTGCTACTAGTGGCTCTTCTATTCGTGGCTTGTCTGTCAACCTTCTTTATCTTGATGAGTTTGCTTTTGTAGAAAGAGCAGCAGAGTTTTATACATCAACCTATCCGGTGGTATCGTCAGGTAAAGATACAAAAGTGATTATTACTTCCACTGCTAATGGTATTGGTAATATGTACCATACGTTGTGGGAAGGTGCCGTACAAGGCGTAAATCAATTTAAACCATTTAGAGTCGATTGGTGGGACGTGCCTGGTCGTGACGAAAAATGGAAAAACGAAACTATTACTAATACGTCACAACTCCAATTCGATCAGGAATTTGGTAATACCTTCTTTGGTACCGGTAATACACTTATTGCATCACATATTCTTTTAGAACAAAAGGCAGAGAATCCAAAAAGCTATTTAGAAGGCGGTGACCTACTTGTTTATAAAGAGCCAGTAAAAGATCATAGCTATGTGATGTGCGTCGATGTGAGTAAAGGTAGAGGGCAGGACTATTCTACATTTAATATTATCGACATTACTACTAGACCTTTTGAACAAGTGGCAGTTTATAGAAATAACACCATTTCGCCTATCTTATTTCCTAACATAATTGGAAAGTATGCCATGGCATGGAATGAGGCATACGTTATTGTAGAAGCTAATGACCAGGGTGGCGTAGTTACAAATGGACTATATCATGATTTAGAATATGAAAACCTTCATATGGAATCAAGTGTTAGATCTGATCGGCTAGGCGTTGAGATGAACCGTAAGGTAAAACGCATCGGCTGTTCTGCTATTAAAGATATTATTGAAGCGCATAAAATTAAAATTGTTGATGCAAATAGTATCCAAGAAATGTCTACTTTCGTGGCTCATGGACAATCCTACGCGGCTTCTGAAGGTAACCATGATGATCTAATAATGAACTTTGTAATGTTTGGCTACTTTGCTACAGGTAGAAATTTTGAAGAATTAACAAATGTTAACCTCAAAGAAATGATGTTCCATGATAGAATGAAACAAATTGAAGAAGATATCGTGCCTTTTGGCTTTATTGATGATGGATCTGATTATATTGACGAGATCGATGGCAAATCTGACAACTGGTATGTTGAACTTGATTAAAGTATAAATATATCTGTTGATGAATAATTCCGTATTATGCACCATATTAATTTACCGATAAAGGATAAGTCATGGCACTTTTTACTCCTAGCCAATCTCCTGCGGTCGTAGTCAAAGAAGTAGACCTTACTGGCGGTGTGCCAAACGTCCAAACTTCTACTGGTGCGATTGTAGGTAACTTCAGATGGGGTCCAATTGGCGAAAGAAAGCTAGTCACTAACGAAGCTGGACTAGTAGAAATCTTCGCATCACCCGATTCTGATAATGCTGTGGACTTTGTTTCTGCAGCGCAATTCCTAAGATATTCTAATTCTCTACAGGTTGTACGCGGTGCAACTTCTGCAGCGAAAAACTCTTACGCAATGAAAGGCGGCGGATCGACTGCTGCTGCTAAAAAGCTTGACAACAAGCTGGAGTTCGATGCTGCATCATTCGACTCTGACGAACTATTTGTTGGTCGTTTCCCTGGTGCTTTGGGCAACTCTTTGAGAGTTTCTGTTTGCCCAGCAAGCACGAGCGACTCTGCATTTGATAACTGGACTTATAAGTCATCTTTCGATGGTGCACCTGGCACATCTTCTTATGACTCTGATCGTGACGGTGTCAATTCAGAAGTTCATATCGCAGTTGTCGATAACAATGGCGAATTCTCTGGTACAAAAGGTACCGTACTAGAAACCTACCCATATGTTTCTGTATTCACAAACTCTAAGAACCGTGAAGGTGGTACTAACTACGCTAAGAACGTAATCAATGAGCGTTCTCAATATGTGTACATGGTAGCATTTGATTCAGATTTGACTGCTGGCGGTGCTGGTGTAGCTTTGACACCTGGTACTCAAAAGAGCATTTCTTTGTCAACCAATGCAACAAACCACGACTTGGGTAGCGGTGTTAATTCTGGTTCACTTGGCACAACTGAAATTGCTAACAGCTCTATCTTGTTCCAAGACAAAGATCAAGTTGAAATCGACTTCATGATTGCTAACGGTATGGCTGACTCTGCTGCACAAGCAACTGTAGTTAACGATTTGGTCGCTAAAGCAATTGGTAGAAAAGATTGTGTCGTAGTTGCATCACCACATAGAAATGCGGTTGTTAACCAGACATTGCCTTCAACCATTACCACAAATATTACTAGCGTAATGGGTAACTTCACCAAGTCATCTTACTTGGTTGTCGATGGTAACTATCTGAAAGTCTACGATAAATATAACGACCAGTACATTCAGGTACCGGCTGCATCTTCAACTGCTGGCATCATGGCTGAAACCGATCGTGTTGCTGCTCCATGGTTCTCACCTGCAGGTACAAGACGTGGTCAATATTTGGGTGTAACATCAATCGATTATAACCCAACTAAAGCACAGCGCGACACTCTTTATAAGGCTGGTGTCAACCCTGTGGTTAACATTAACGGTAGCGGCATTGTCTTGTTCGGTGATAAGACTGCACTACAAAGGCCATCAGCGTTTGATAGAATCAACGTTCGTAGATTGTTCCTGACTCTGGAAAGAGCAATTGCGAAAGCTGCTGAAAATGTAATGTTTGAATTCAACGATGAGTTTACTCGTGCTGAATTCGTAAACATCATTGAACCAGTGTTGAGAGATGTTCGTGGTAGACGTGGTATTACTGACTTCCGTATCGTAGCGGATGAATCGGTAAATACTCCGGCTGTCATCGATCGCAACGAATTTGTTGCTAACATCTTTATCAAACCAGCACGTTCAGTCAACTATGTGACATTGAACTTTACTGCTGTAAGAACTGGTGTTGATTTCGAAGAAGTAGTAGGTACCGTTTAAGGAGTTAAAAAATGGCACTAGGCAAAATTGATGATTTTAAAGCAAAGCTTGCCGGTGGTGGCGCCAGAGGTAACCTATTCCAGGTCAACTTCGCAGCACCGGACGGTTTTAACGTCGGTCTGGATACAGAGTTAGCTTCATTTATGTGTGAAGCTGCTGCTCTGCCAGCATCATTCTTGGGTACAATTATCGTACCATTTAGAGGTCGTCAGCTTAAAATGGCTGGCGATCGCCAATTCGGTGAATGGACTGTACAGGTAATTAACGATCGTGAGTTTGTTACTCGCAATGCAATGGAAAGATGGATGGCAGCAATTGCTAACCATTCAAGTGCAGGTGGTAACCAACGTTTGGACGAATACTGTGTAGACCTTAACGTTGTTCAATTTGACCGTGACGAAAGAGAAATCAAAAAGTATTTCTTCAAAGACGCATGGCCAGTAGCAATTTCTGAAATTGGTCTGAACTACGGTGACAATGACAGTATTGAGCGTTTCACGATTACGTGGCAATATCAGTATTGGACATCTAATACAACTGACGGCGATACGACCTCAGTGGTATAATATATAGTAGGGTGGCGGTTGTTTAGCCGCCACTCTATTTTTCTAAGGAAATATAATGGCAGAAGATAATAGAGGCTTCCGAGTATTCGGATTTGAAATTAGAAGACAAGATACTTCTGTGGAAGATGCCCAGAAGAAGCCTTCAGTAGTACCTCCAAATGATGAGGACGGCGCGGGTTATGTCACTGCAGCCGGTACCCATTATGGCCAGTATATTAACATTGATGGCGATGATGCCAAAGACAATTACCAGTTAGTTATGAAATATCGGGGACTTGCTATGCACCCCGAGGTCGATGCGGCCGTTGAAGATATTGTCAATGAAGCTATTGCTGGTGATACTCAAAAACAAAATGTTGATATCACAATGGATAACTTGAGGGTTCAAGATAAGCTTAAAGATATTATTAAAGAAGAATTTGATAATATTGTAGCTATGTTGAACTTCAACGAGAATGGTCATGATATTTTCCGTCGCTGGTATGTTGACGGTAGACTTTATCATCATTTGGTCATCGACGAAACAAATGTGCAACAAGGCATTCAAGAAATTAGACATATTGATGCCGCTAAAATGCGCAAAGTAAAACAAGTTAAAAAGAAAAAAGATCCTGCTAGTGGTGCAGATCTGATTGAAAAAGTAGACGAATACTATATCTTCCAAGACAAAGCCGGTGGTCAGAATACTGGTATTGTTGGCGGATATGGTAGCGGCGTAAGAATGTCGCTTGATTCTGTTTCATATGTTACTTCTGGCCTTTTGGATGAAGGCCGTAAGAAAGTAATTTCATACATGCATAAGGCAATCAAGCCTCTGAACCAATTGAGAATGATGGAAGACTCATTGGTTATTTACAGATTGGCTAGAGCACCTGAGCGCAGAATTTTCTATATTGATGTTGGTAACTTACCTCGAGGTAAGGCTGAACAATATATGAAAGACATTATGACTCGTTACCGGAATAAACTGGTATACGATTCAAAGACTGGTGAAATTAAAGATGACCGTAAGCATCAATCACTTCTAGAAGACTTTTGGTTGCCTCGTCGTGAAGGTGGTAAAGGTACTGAAATTGGTACACTACCTGGCGGTGATAACCTTGGTCAGATTGATGACATTATCTATTTCCAAAAACGTTTATATAAGGCACTCAATGTTCCACTTAACAGATTGGCGGAAGAACAACCGTTCACTCTTGGGCGAACTACAGAAGTTTCACGTGATGAACTAAAATTCCAAAAGTTCATCGATCGCTTGAGATCAAGATTTGCCGGATTATTTAAAAATATTCTTAAGACCCAATTGATTCTAAAAGGTATTATCCTTGAAGAAGATTGGCACTGGATGAAGAACGACATTAATGTTGATTATGTTCGTGATAACCATTTCAGCGAACTTAAGGATATGGAGATTATGAGAGAGCGCATAGATACACTTAATGCTGTAAGCAGTTATGCCGGTGTATTCTTCTCTAAAAATTGGATTATGAAGAATATCCTTCAATTGAATGACGAGGATATTCAAAACATGGCTGCAGAACTGCAAGCCGAACTACCACCACCTGGTTCACAGCAACCAGAAGATTTTGATTAAGGATAAGTAAAATGACAGAACATAACCCATTACGTGATATGCTTAGCAATGTAATGTCTGGCGACCTTAAGGCTGCTGGAGAAGCATTTGGTTCAGCTATGGATTCTAAAGTAGGCGAAGCATTGGATGCTGAAAAAGTAGCAATTGCGTCTAGCCTATATGCTGAAGCTAAAGAGCCTGTTGCTGAAGACGATCATGAAGATGAAGGCGAAGAAGCCGAAGGTGATAAGAAAAAGAAAAAGTCTGAAGAAGACGACGAAGAAGATGCAGCTGAAGCTGGTGAAGAGTAATAATATTATAAATATTTAAAACATTATTTCTCAAGGAACAGTTCGTGAAAACTTTTTTAGATTTGCGGGAAAGCGTTGTTTTTAAAAAGAAGCTTTCTGGCATGAATGTTGTAATTAAGAAAGTCAAGGATAAATTCGTCGCATTTATTGATGACGTAGAACTTGATAAGTATGCTACACAACGTGATGCTGAAAAAGCTAGTAACGAATTTGTTAAGCAATATAAGGCCTGAAAATGAAACTTATTTCTGAATTTACAGATCAAGATATTTCTTTTGTTACAGAAAACGCTGATGGTCAGCGTAAGTACGTAATTGAAGGTATCTTTGCTCAGGCCGAAGCAAAGAATCGGAACGGTCGGATTTATCCAAAAGCTATTATGGAAAAAGCTTTGGGCAAATATAATGATGACCAGATTTCAAAAGGTAGAGCTCTTGGTGAACTGAACCACCCTTCAGGACCAACGGTTAACCTTGACAAAGTTTCTCATAAGATCGAATCTCTTATTTTTGAAGGGAACGATGTTATGGGGAAAGCCACTATTTTGGACACACCCATGGGTAATATCGTAAAAGGTTTGCTTGACGGTGGAGTTCAACTAGGGGTTTCGACTCGTGGTATGGGAAGCCTAGCTCAACGCGGTGGTGCTAATTATGTGAAGGAAGATTTCCTCCTTAATGCCATCGACATTGTTCAAGATCCATCTGCTCCATCTGCTTTCGTTAATGGGATTATGGAAGGCGTAGAATGGGTATGGAACAATGGTATAATTGAAGCTCAGGCAATTGAAAAAATGGAGACCGAAATTAAAAAGGCCCCACGTGCTGGCCTCTATGAGGCACAAGTTCGTGAGTTTAAGAATTTCCTCTCGTTACTCAAAACTAAATAACAAAGGAGTCAATTATGACTGATAATCATAACACTGAACTCCATGATGAGAGCGAAATCATGGAAGCTCAAGGTGCATATGATCCAGCAAACGCTGAAGCACAATCAGTCGCTGATGCAGATGCCGCTGATGAAGTTACCGTACAAGCAGCTCAACCTTCTCAAGGTATGGCTGTAGGTAACACTTATCAGGATCCAATGGGTATGCAAACTCAAACCAAAGCAGCTATTATGGCAGCAATGGTGGATCAATTGTCAAAGATGAACAAGGCTGACGTCTTGAAAGCTTATGGCAAAATGAACGGCCAAGCAGAAGAAGCACCAGCAGCACAGAATGAAAGCCTTAATGTTAAGGTTGATTTCGATGCTGACCTGAATGCTTTGATGTCTGACGAAGCGACATTGTCTGAAGAGTTTAAGACAAAAGCTGGTACCATTTTCGAAGCAGCAATCAATTCAAAGTTGTCTGAAGAGATTACTCGCCTTGAAGAAAAATATAACGAAGAGTTGGCTGAAGCAACTGTTGCTTTCGAAGAAAGCATGGTTGAAAAGGTTGATTCATACCTCAACTACGTTGTTGAACAGTGGACCAACGATAACCGTCTGGCTATCCAGAACGGCCTGAGAACTGAAATTGCAGAAGGTTTCATGAGCAAGTTGAAAGACTTGTTTGTTGAGTCTTATGTTGAAGTTCCAGAATCTAAGGTTGACCTAGTTGATGAATTAGCTGAAGAAGTATCAGAGCTTGAAGAAGCACTGAATAAGTCTACTGCTAATGCTATCCACATGCAAGAGCAAATGGAAGTACTTTACAAGAACATTATTGTTCGTGAAGCTTCTGAAGGTCTTGCACAAACCCAGGTGGAAAAATTGACCGGCCTGGTAGAAAACATTCAGTTCGAATCTGTTGAAGATTACGCTCAGAAAGTTGCTACCATTAAGGAATCTTACTTCACCAAAACTGCAGTTGTTGCTGAAGAAACAGAAGTTACCGAGGAAGAAGCATTCGTTGCTGAAGCCGCTGAAAGTGACACCATGTCTCAGTACTTGACTGCAATCAAAAAGACATCGATTTAATTATAGGGAGTCCTAAAAGATGCAACCAACCATTTCTTACGATAAGCTCGTAGAAAAGTGGGCACCAGTACTCAATGAAGAGTCTGCTGGCGCTATTAAAGACACACACAGAAAAGCAGTAACTGCTGCAATTTTGGAAAACCAAGAGCAAGCTCTGAAAGAGCAGTCTCTGATGGAAACCACCGATACCGCTGCTGTTGGTAACTGGAACCCAGTACTGATCGCTTTGGTACGTCGCGCAATGCCAAACCTGATGGCATACGATGTATGTGGTGTACAGCCAATGACCGGTCCTACCGGTTTGATCTTCGCAATGAAGTCAAAGTACCAGACCTCAACCGGTGGTGCTGCTGAAGGCGACGAAGCATTGTTCAACGAAGCTTTGGTCAACTACTCTGGCGACTCTACCACTGCTGGTAACGGTTCTGCTGGTCCATCAGGCTTGAAAGGTGTTTCTGACACCGACGCTGATAGCTCGCTTGTTGACTCTGGCGCATCATATGTACCAACAACCGGTGACGCATTGACCACTGCTGAAGCTGAAGCTTTGGGTAACTCAGGCGGTCAAGCTTTTGCTGAAATGGGCTTCTCAATTGAAAAAGCTACAGTAACAGCTAAGTCACGTGCTCTGAAAGCTGAGTACACCTTGGAAATGGCACAGGATCTGAAGGCAATTCATGGTCTTGACGCTGAAACCGAGTTGGCTAACATCCTGTCAACCGAAATCTTGGCGGAAATCAACCGCGAAGTAATTCGTACCATCAACGCTCAAGCTAAGATTGGTGCACGCCAAGACGGCATGAACGTCAAGGGTATCTTCGACCTGTCACAAGATGCTGACGGCCGTTGGTCAGTTGAGAAGTTCAAGGGTTTGATCATGCAGATCGAACGTGAAGCTAACACCATCGCGAAAGAAACACGTCGCGGTAAGGGTAACTTCATCATCTGTTCTTCTGACGTTGCTTCTGCACTTGCAGCTGCCGGCATGATGGACTACTCACCAGCTATGACAACTCAGTTGGAAGTTGATGACACTGGTAACACCTTCGCTGGTATCCTGAACGGTCGTACTCGCGTATACATCGAC